AAGAAAAAGGTATATATATAGATATGTGCATATGTGCCCATGTATTCTGGCCGCGACTGAAAACAGGCCGCCAAACACGCCAATCCGCCAAGAAACACTTTTGTGTGCGACGCGCACCAGGCGCGCATCCTTGGCGTTCTGGGTCATGACATAACTAGTCGGCTAGCAACTTGCTATGTCATAGCCAAGACCGCCAAGAAATGACCGCGCAAGCTGGCGCGCCCGTCGGCATGGTGTTTTGTCGCCAAGATCGCCAAGCCAGGGCAAATGACCGCGCGCAATCCTGCACGCGCACGCGGTTGCGGGTGTCTGGCAGCGTGGGTAGGGGGGGGTGGGGGCCGACGGGCGCGTGACTGTCACGGGCAGGGTTCGCAAACAATTTTTATTTTTTTTGATATAACCCCACGCACACAATTTTTTGCATATTGCCCACGCACCCCGCAACGGTTACTGTCGCGCACCATGAGTTTCTACTCTCTGCCCTTTACACCTGAACGGCCCGAGGCAACCGAGGCGCGGTTGGAAGCCATATACGCAGCCGCGCGCTATGGCCTGAAGGGCGACAGCCTAGCGATGGCCGCTGGCCTGACACCCAGCCAGTACCGACGCCTTCAGGAGTTTGACCCGCTGGTCGAGATGGCCGAGATGAAGGGCCGCTCCGAGGGTGAGTTCAACGCCGCCAAGACGCTGTACGACGCCGCCGCCGCGGGCGACGCCAAGGCCGCGCTTGACATCCTCAAGCATCAGCATGGTTGGGTAGCCAAGCAGCAGATCGACGTAAACATCGACCAGCAGATATCTGTGATTGCGGCTTTGGAAAAAGCTGAATTACGTGTTATAGAAGGTCTCTATACGGAAGTGGAGGACGCACCAACGTCCTCCACGTTCCTGACCAACCAACAAGAGGACATTGTTGATGGCTACCAAACTGATAACGCAAGAGAGGCTGAAAAGTCTACTAGCGTATGACCCCGACACAGGCGTTTTTTGCTGGCGTACACAAACATCAAGCCGAACGCCTGTCGGCGCGCCCGCGGGGTGCTTAGACCACTACGGGTATGTTGTAATCCGTATCGATAAGATACTGTACAAGGCACATCGTTTAGCATGGCTGTACACGCACGGTGAATGGCCGATTAAAAACATCGACCATATAAATCAAACCCCCGGCGACAACCGGCTATGCAACTTGCGCGAGGCTAGCCAACATGAAAACAATCAAAACCGAAAATTGCAGCGCAATTCAACTTCTGGCGTTACGGGCGTAACCCTTCACAAAGCTACGCAAAGGTGGCACGCTCGCATACATACGAGCAATGGGTGTCGTAGTTTAGGGTACTACGACACCAAAGAAGCCGCGGCCAAGGTAAGGCGCGCGGCAGAACGGGAAATTTACCCTTTTAGGACGCAATATGCAGACGCCTAAATATAGTGCCACAGACGAAGTAGAGTTGATGAGTCGGCTGTGGGCGCCTAGCATCAAAAACGATCCTTTGGCGTTTGTGTTGACGGCGTACCCATGGGGCGAGGCAGGTTCGCCGCTAGAACACCATGTAGGCCCGCGTAAGTGGCAACGTCAGATACTGACCGATCTGCGCGATCATATCCGCGAAAACAACGGCAAAGTTGATTTTGACACCTTTCGTATGGCAGTGGCGTCAGGCCGTGGAATTGGCAAGTCGGCGCTGGTTAGTTGGCTTGTAATTTGGATGATGACTACCCGCATTGGCGGGTCTGTTATTGTGTCTGCTAACTCTGAAGCGCAGTTGCGATCAGTGACATGGGCAGAAATTACTAAATGGATGGCCATGTCAATTAACAGCCATTGGTTTGAAATAGCTGCTACTCGGATAATGCCCGCTAAATGGCTTACAGAAATTGTCGAACGAGAACTTCGCAAAGGCACGCGGTATTGGTCGTGCGAAGGACGCTTATGGTCTGAAGAAAACCCAGATGCATACGCAGGGTTGCACAATCACGATGGCGTGATGCTGATCTTTGACGAAGCGTCCGGTATCCCCGACAGCATCTGGTCGGTCAGTGACGGGTTCTTCACGGAGAACACGCCGCACCGCTTTCATATCGCGTTTTCCAACCCGCGGCGCAACACCGGGTACTTCTACGAAGCGTTCAACAGCAAGCGTGCGTTCTGGCGCACAAGCAACATCGACGCGCGGGATGTCGAGGGAACCGACAAGAACCTGTACCAGCGCATACTCGACGAGTACGGCGCGGATAGCTACCAGGCCAACGTAGAAGTCTATGGTCAGTTCCCGTCAGAAGGCGACGATCAGTTTATCCCGGTCAATCTCATCGACGACGCCATGAAGCGGCCACGGCAGAAAGACGAAACTGCGCCCATCGTCATCGGCGTCGATCCAGCACGCTTTGGATCGGATGCTACCGTCATCGCGGTGCGGCAGGGCCGGGACATCATCGACATCAAGCGGCTGCGCGGCGCGGACACGATGGAAGTCGTCGGTCACGTCATCGACGCCATAGAGGAGTACAAGCCTGCGCTAACCGTCATCGACGAGGGCGGCCTGGGCGCGGGCGTCGTGGATCGGCTGAAGGAACAGCGGTACAAGATCAGGGGCGTCAACTTCGGCAGTAAGGCCAAGAACCAGATCATGTGGGGCAACAAGCGCGCCGAGATGTGGGGCGCGATGCGTGACTGGCTCAAGACAGGCAGCGTGCCAGCGGACAGGTTTCTGAAGTCTGACCTAATCGGGCCTAAGACGAAGCCAGACAGCAAGGGTACGCTGTTCCTTGAGTCCAAGAAAGATATGCGCTCGCGCGGGCTGGCGTCGCCAGATGCCGCCGACGCTATCGCGGTGACGTTCGCGTTCCCTGTAGCGTCACGCGAAGGGCGCGTTGACAAGAAGCGCACGCACGCGTATTCTCCCGGCGGAGTTATCAATTCTTGGATGGGATCATAATTCAAATGGCTAAGATGCCCACCATGAAAATGCCGATGGGGCCAAAGATGCCCAAGCCCAAGGCCGAGATGGACGCCATCCCGCTGGCGCGCAAGCCTGTGCCGACTTCTGGCGGCAAGGACATCATCAGCATCACCACGCGGATGCGTGAGACGCCCATGAAGAAGGGCAAGTAAGATGCCTTTGGTCAAGTCGGCTGGCAAAGAAGCGTTCCGCAAGAACATCAAGGCGGAAGTAAACGCTGGTAAGCCGATCAAACAGGCTGTAGCGATTGCGTATTCGACGAAGCGCGCTGCGGCTAAAAAGGGTCAGAAGTAACAATATGGCTGATCCTACAGGCATGGTAGCGGCTGGAAAAGTCGCAAACGTAGGGTCTAACCCGGCAAAGTCGTCGAAGGACGACGACAACAAGATGGCCACCATGCGCCATCGCCTCCAGATGGCGCAGTCGGCGTACTCGGACAGCCGCGAGGATGAACTGGACGATCTGCGCTTTATGGCCGGGTCGCCAGACAACCAGTGGCAGTGGCCCGCCGACGTGTTGGCCACCCGCGGCGCGGTGCAGGGCCAGACGATCAACGCTCGCCCGTGCCTGACAATCAACAAGCTGCCGCAGCACGTCCGTCAGGTGACGAACGAGCAGCGCCAGAACCGCCCCAGCGGCAAGGTCATCCCGGCGGATGACAACGCCGACGTTCAGGTTGCGGAGATTTTCAATGGCGTCGTGCGGCACATTGAGTATATGTCGGACGCCGACGTGGCCTACGACACTGCCTGCGACAACCAGGTGACCTACGGCGAGGGCTACATCCGCCTGCTGACGGAATACTGCAACGACGAGACGTTCGATCAGGACATCCGCATTGAGCGGGTGCGCAACTCGTTCAGCGTCTATATGGATCCGACGATCCAAGACCCGTGCGGCGCGGACGCTGAGTGGTGTTTTGTCACCGAGGACATCCTGCGCGACGAATACGAGCGTATGTTTCCCGACGCATCGCCGATTAGCACGCTGTACAGCCAAGGCGTCGGCAACGATGGTCTGTCGTCGTGGCTTCAAGAAGACACGATCCGCATCGCGGAATACTTCTACAACACCTACGAAAAAGCCACGCTGCACCTTTACCCAGACAACCAGACTGCGTTCAGCGGCACGCCGCAGGACAAGCAGCTTACGGCGATGTTTGGCAAACCTATCCGCACCCGCATCGTTGACCGCAAGAAGGTCATGTGGATGAAGACCAACGGGTTCGACATTCTTGACGAGCGTGAGTGGGCGGGCAAGTGGATTCCCGTCGTCCGCGTCATCGGCAACGAGTGGGAAGTCGAAGGACGCCTGCACATCTCTGGCCTTGTGCGTAACGCCAAGGACGCGCAGCGGATGTACAACTACTGGACAAGCCAGGAAGCCGAGATGCTGGCTTTGGCTCCAAAGGCACCTTTCATTGGCTATGGTGGCCAGTTTGAAGGGTACGAGATGCAGTGGAAGACTGCCAATACGACCAATTGGCCGTATCTGGAAGTCAATCCCGACGTGACGGACGGCGCTGGCTCAGTTCTCCCCCTGCCTCAGCGCGCACCTCCTCCGTTGCCTCAGACCGGCTTGATCCAGGCCAAGATGGGGGCTGCTGACGACATCAAGGGGACGACGGGGCAGTATGACGCCTCGTTGGGCATGGCAGGCAACGAACGCTCTGGAAAGGCCATCCTTGCCCGCGAAAAGCAGGGTGACGTTGGCACTTACCACTACGTCGATAACCTTGCCCGCGCGATCCGCCACATTACCCGGCAGATCGTCGATATGATCCCCAAGATTTACGACACGCAGCGCATCGCCCGTATCATCGGCGTTGACGGCGAAGTCAGCATGGTCAAGTTCAATCCGGCCCAGCCGGAGCCGGTCAAGGAAATCCGCGACCAGAACGGCGGAATGATTGAGAAAATCTACAACCCCAGCGTTGGCACTTACGACGTTATGGTGACGACCGGCCCGGGCTACATGACCAAGCGTCAAGAAGCCTTGGATGCCATGAGCCAGATTTTGCAGACCAACCCGCAGCTTTGGTCGGTTGCTGGCGATCTGTTCATCAAGAACATGGATTGGCCAGGCGCTCAGGAAATGGCCGAGCGGTTCAAGAAGATTCTTGACCCGAAGGTTTTGTCGGAAGGCGACCAGTCGCCCGAGATGGCTGCTGCTGCACAGCAGATGGAAGCCATGACGCAGGAGATGAACCGCATGACGGACATCATCCAGAACGTGCAGGACAGCGTTGCCCAGCGCGAGGTGGACATCAAGGAGTACAAGGCTCAGGTAGACGCCTACGATGCCGAGACGAAGCGTATCAGCGCCGTGCAGAACAGCATGTCGCCCGAGCAAATCCAAGATATTGTCATGGGAACCATCGCCGCGGCTATGGATACCGGCGATTTGATCGGCGGAGCGCCCGAGATGCGCGAAATGCCCGACATGGAGCAGCCTAAACCCGCAGAAATGCCCGAAATGGGGGCTATGGAGCCTCAAATGCCCGAAATGGCACCTGAACAACCCCCCGAAGGAATGATGTAATGGCTGGCTGCGCCGATTTTGTAGGTATGCTGTTTCTGGCGCGGGATGTAGCCCATTCTGCGCACTTGAACACACGCAGCTACGCCAAACACATCGCTTTGAACGAGTTTTACGACGGTGTTATTGACCTGGCGGACAAGTTTGCAGAAGCCTATCAGGGCAAATACGGGCTGATTGGTCCTATCTCACTCATGTCGGCTAAAAAGACCAACAACGTGGTTGAGTTTTTGGAAGGCCAAGTGGACGACCTTGACGAAATGCGTTACAAGGTTGTCGATAAGGATTGTACCCCGATCCAGAACATCATCGACGAGATTTTTGGGTTGTATTATTCAACGCTCTACAAACTGAAATTCTTGGCGTAAGGACTATTAAATGGCGGTCACGGTAAACCATTCGACGGCGGCAGATGGCACTTTTACCGCTACAGGTGCGGTTGCCTGGGACGCTAACCATACACTAGCCGGTACGCTTGAGGTAAGCAACGGCGGCACAGGCGCGACAACGCTTACAGCTAACGCTGTCGTTATCGGCAACGGTACGTCGGCAGTCACGACGGTTTCTCCCGGTACGACAGGGAATGTCCTGACCAGCAATGGTACGACATGGGCGAGTACGGCTGCACCGTCGAGCGTGGTGCAGTACCCGCAGAACAGCCAGTCAGCTGACTACACGTTGGTGCTGGATGATGCAGGCAAGCAGATATTTCACCCGGTAAGTGACACAAAGTTTCGCACGTTTACAATCCCAGCTAACGCCAGCGTAGCTTTTCCAATTGGGACAGTTGTGCTGTTTACGGTTGAAAATAGTGGAACACCTATAACCGTAGCAATTACAAGCGACACACTGGTGTTTGGCAACAACACAACCGGGCCAATTTTAGTTCCAGCTAATCAAACACTTATGGCTATTAAAGTTACATCAACTAAATGGATGGCTAATTATTTTTACCAAACTGGCGTTCCAACGTCGCAATTTATAGCGGTAACATCAGACGGCTCGCCATTCGTCACGGCCTACCCTTGGAGCAGTTCGGGTTTTGGTTTGAAGGTTACTAACCCGGTTACGCTTCCTACAGGCCAAAGTGAAAGCGTGGCCTTTAGCCCGTCAGGTAATGCCATTGCTGTAGGACACTTTTCAAGCCCCTACGTCTCGGCCTACCCGTGGTCTGGTTCTGGCTTTGGAACAAAGTTCACTAACCCAGCTACATTGCCCGCAGGTAGCTTTGGCTACGGAGTTGCATTTACCTCGGCAGGCGACGCTATCGCCGTAGCAAGCAGCGCTTCACCATTTATTACCGCCTATCCGTGGAGCGGCAGCGGCTTCGGCACGAAGTTCAGTGACCCCGGTACGTTGCCTATATCCATAGGAACTTCCGTAGCCTTTAGTCCTGCGGGCAATGCCATCGCCGTAGGTCACGGTGGCTCACCATATATTTTTGCGTACCAGTGGAGCGGTTCTGGCTTTGGCTCAACGTTTGCTAATCCGGCTACCCTGCCCCCAAGCCAAGTTAAAGGCGTAGCCTTTAGTCCGGCGGGTAATGCTCTTGCAGTAGCACACTTTGCAAGCCCTTTTGTTTCAGCATACCCATGGTCTGGCTCTGGCTTTGGAACAAAGTTTGCCAATCCGGCCACTCTACCCGGCAGCACTTGTCGCGGCGTAGCCTTTAGCCCTGCGAGCGACGCTATCGCGGTAGCGCACGATAACAGCCCCTACATTAGCGCCTATCCGTGGAGTGTCAGCGGTTTTGGCACAAAGTTTGCCAACCCAGCGACGCTGCCTGCGGATAGTGGTAACAGCGTCGCCTTCAGCCCTGCCGGTAACGCCATTGCCGTAGCGCACTTTACAACGCCCTTTATCACCGCCTACCCGTGGAGTGGCAGCGGCTTTGGGACAAAATTTGCCAACCCTGCTACGTTGCCCGGTGGTGATGCCAAAAGTGTAGCGTTTACAATTGCCACATAGAAGGGGACGACCTGTGCAATACGAACAACTTCCTACTACCTACAAATACGACACTCTTGCGGATGCTATCTATGCCCGCGAGGTAGAGTATTTTCATTATGACTTTGACTACACCAACTTCAAACATTTGCTGGCCAACGCTACGGACAATGAGTTTGCGGCTAATGTTGCGGAACGTCTGGACGCCACCCGCAAGCAGATGGCCAACGTCGAGGCTGTGATGGCCGCGCTACACGCCCAGATTGACGATCAAACAGAATACGAGGCGGCGGTGGTTCGCGTCACTGCCAAGCGCAAAGCAAAGGAAGCTGAGGGATGAACCTTTATTACATCCAAGCCGATGGCAACGCTTTTATTCGGCACATCCATGATGTTGAGCCAACGCGCTGGGACGAAGATAACTTCTGCCGCGTGGTCAAGCTGACGCCTGAGCAGGTTGTGCAGTTCGGGGTTTACCAACTCAAACTGGTCACGCCGCCTTACTTTGATCCCGCCACCCAGAAGCGCGAGCATGGCGCTGCCCTGCTGATCGACGGCGTGTGGACGCAGAATTACATCGTCAGCGATTTACCTACCGACGAAGCCACAGCCAAAGCCGACGCACAATGGAACATCATCCGCGCCGAGCGAGACGCTAAGCTCGCATCTTGCGACTGGACGCAGGTTTCCGACGCCCCGGTAGACGCAGCCGCATGGGCTGTTTATCGCCAAACCCTGCGCGACCTGCCGCAGACACAGACCGATCCGTTCAACGTTGTTTGGCCGTCAACCCCCGCATGATCGCGCTAGGATAAACACATGAGAAACCAAATTAAAACAACGCGCAAAACGAGTTTGTAGGTCATGGGGCCTTTTTTTAACGGAACTTTCTTTTCTGGCGGGTTTTTTGGGGCTATAGTATCCTCTGCACAAGACCTGTTTGTTAAAATTCGCTCATTTACCGAGCGCAGGAGATTTTGATGGCTATAAATCTTAAAGCAATCACAAGCTGCATGGGCTACCAGCAGATTTCAACTCTTAGTTCTGCTCAGAGTTTGACCGTACCAGAAACCAACCCGGTTACGGGCTTGAAAGTCATGCCTACCATTGCGCTTATTACGCCCGAAACCAACGGCGTTAGGTGGCGCGATGACGGCGTAGCGCCCACGGCTTCCGTGGGTATGCCTCTTGCTGCTGGCGTTTCGCTTCAGTATGATGGCGATCTCAAAAATATTAAGTTTATCGAGCAAACTGCATCGGCTAAAATCAACATCAGCTACTACGTTTAAAGGCCCGCGTGTAAGCGTTTCAGAATAAAGTTGCGGTAATTAACGCATAAGGACGCGATATGGTTTCTCTTTCCCCCCTTGCTGGCGCTGGCTGGCAAATTTTTAACAATAACGGCGTTCCGCTTGCGGGGGGTAAGCTGTATACCTATGCGGCAGGAACCACCACGCCAACCACAACTTACACCAGTAGTGATGGGTCTATACCCAACGCAAATCCTATTATCCTAGACAGCGCGGGGCGCGTTAGTGAACAAGTTTGGCTAGATTCAACTGCCAGCTACAAATTTACGCTTGCCACATCGTTAGACGTTACGCTGTGGACTAAGGATAATATCAGCGGGATCGTGACGTTTGCCGATCTAGCTAACTATGTCACGATCATTGAGTTGGATGACCTTACCGTCAATAGCATCGCGGAACTGCGCACGGTTCCTATTGCCGATCTTGTGCAAGTGACCGGATATTATACGCCTGGCGACGGCGGCGGCGGTGCATTTTGCTGGGACGCTGCTTCAACTGCGGCTGATGACGGCGGCATCTACATTTTGCCAACAGGCCATGTTGGTGCTGGACGGTGGAAGCGTCTTATTGACGGGCTGGTAAGTATTTTGGCCTTTGGAGCCAAGCGCGACGGCGTGACCGACAATACGGCAATTTATGTCACGGCGTTGGCCGCTGAAGTGCCGCTTCTGTTTCCTTCGGGAACGTACATAGGCAATATGGTCATTAAGCGTGACTTTGCGCAGATCGAGGGTGAGCAATATCGCGATACCATTTTGTCGCCGCAGACAGCCGCAAACCCTGTTATTTTGATTGATGGGGATGCAACTGGCTATGGCCGTCCGTTGCAAAAAACATATTTGACTAACTTCTCTATTGTTGGAAGTGCTAACGCTGGCGACGGCATTAAAATCAACGGAACATCAAACACTAACGGTTGCGACTATATGAACTGGTCGCAACTTTTTATCTTTGATTGCCGTTACGGTATCAATATTGCGGGCCGTTCAATTTGGAACAGGTTTGATGACATTGAATGTTATGGTAATATAGATGGTTTTCATGCTGAGACAGATCAAGCGTGTAATGCTTGGTCTGTAACTGCATTGCGCACAGAATCAAATAAACGTCACGGTGTGTTCATAAAAAGCATTGATACACTTTTTGGTGGATTTTTTGCTTTTTCGTTTGATATGTTGGAGAGCGGTTTCAACGGAACTGACATTACGCAAGCGGTATCTTACGGCGTATATTTAGAAAACGCCGACGAAGTTAGTATTGGATCGCTTTATGTTGAAGCCAATGGCGCGGCGCTGACTTCCGGCAACGGTTATGGTATGCGCTTGGCCGGTGACCATGTGCGCGGGCTTACCATTGGCACAATTATTGCTCTCGACCACAAATATCCATTTTACGCTGATGGGTTTAAGAAAACTGGTTTTATCAATTTTATACGTTCCAACGTCATCAACGGCGGCGTGGCTGGCGTAACGCTAGATACATCTTTTGAGGCAACCGATGGGCGTATAGATTTTGGCACCGTATATGGAGCGCCTATTAGCCGACTTTTTGATGCAAACGGAAATTATGGCTCTGGGCGAACAATTATTTCGCCGCCAAATTACCTCACAGCCGCCGCCGCAACGTCTAGCGGCTTAGACTTTTCTTTCATTGACCGTATTACCGTTAATACTGCGGCAGGCGCGGCCACACCAGCAACCATTTCAGGGATACAGCCGGGATCGCAAATATCAATTTTTGCACTTGGGGCCAACACTGTCACGGTTCCGGCAGCGGCAATGCTGTTTGGCGTTGCCAATGTCATACCCGCGAACACTTTGCGCAAGTTTGAAGCGTCAGGGTTTCCAACACCAGGCAAGTTAATTCCTTTTGGGTAAGCAGAAAAGCACAACTTTGGCGAATCAAAAAGGTTCTATATATGGCTGACCAGAAAATTTCTGAACTTACCAACGCGGCAACGCCGCTTGCGGGTACTGAAGTTTTGCCCATTGTCCAGAGCGCAGCGACCGTAAAAGTAACTGTAGCAGCGCTTACATCTGGGCGCGCGGTAAGCGCGGCTAGTTTGGCTTTAACGACTGCATTGCCTGTTACGAGCGGCGGCACAGGAGCCACGACAGCTACTGGAACTGGTTCCGTGGTGCTGGCTACGTCGCCGTCGCTTACCACACCGACCCTTGGGGTTGCCAGCGCGACTCTCATCGCCGCCGGTCTAGGTGCGGTTAGCACTCCTGCGTACACATTCACGGGCGACCTTAACACTGGAATGTGGTCGCCTGCTGCGGACACGATTGCCTTCAGCGAAGGCGGCGCAGAGGTCATGCGTATTGACAGTTCAAGCAATGTTGGGATTGGAACAACGTCGCCCGGCGTAAAACTGCATGTATCCGCCAATGGCCCCTGCATTAAAACCGATGGGACTAATTCTAGTGCTATTATAGCCGATGTGCAGATTACCAGATCGTCTTCTGGCACTGCCGTACAAAGCGGCCCAAACATTACGTTTACGGACGGCACGGCTAACAACAATATAGCCATTCAAAACAGCCAAGGAAATCTTGCTTTCTGGAATTTTGGAAGTGCTACGTGGTTAGAGCGTATGCGTATCGCTAGTACCGGCAACGTTGGGATCGGCACAAACGCGCCTAGTGTAAAGCTACACGTTTCAAATAATGGCGCTGCCATTAAGACCGATGGAACTGACTCTACCAATATTTCACCCGATGTGCAGATCGCCAGATCGTCATCTGGCACCGCTATTCAAAGCGGCCCAAACATTACGTTTGCCGATGGTACCGATAACAACACCGTAGCTATTCAAAACAGCCAAGGAAACTTAGGTTTCTGGAATTATGGGAGTGCAACATGGCTGGAGCGCGTGCGTATAGGCGCGCTCGGCAGCGTTGGAATTGGAACAAGCACTTTAACTGCAAAGTTAAATGTATCGACTGATGGGTCTGCAATTAAGACAGATGGGGCTAGTTCTGCTAATATCGTGGCAGATGTGCAGATCGCCAGATCGTCATCTGGCACCGCTATTCAAAGCGGCCCAAACATTACGTTTACGGACGGCACGGCTAATAACACTGTATCCATTCAAAACAGCCAAGGAAACTTAGGTTTTTGGAACTTTGGAAGCGCAACTTGGTTAGAGCGTATGCGTATCGACGCGCTTGGAAACGTATCTGCCGGAGTTGCATCTCTCGCCACTACAGCTACCAATGGCTTTTTATATATTTCAGCTTGCGCAGGTATTCCTACAGGAACGCCGACATCTAAAACTGGTTTTGCTCCAATGGTCGTCGATAGCACCAACAACAAGTTGTATGTTTACATCGGCGGCGCTTGGCGCGTGATGAACTGATATTGTTGCCAAGCTGCAACGTATGCTGTAGTTTGGCCGATAACCGTACTGGTGAGGCTCACCAGGAACTCTTAGGAGTTACACATGGACGAAAATGTTCCTGACGTAGCGGATGCCTCCGCGCCAGAACTGGAAGCCACGGCAGCACTCCAGCCTGTAGAAAACACGACGCCGGAAACGCCTGCCGAGCAGGAAGCATCCAAGACTTTCTCGCAAGAGGAACTTGATGCAATTGTCGGTAAGCGACTTGCAAGAGAACAGCGCAAGTGGGAACGCGAGCAAGCCCAAAAGCTGGAAACGGTTCAAGCGCAGAAACCAGCGGCAACGCCTTCTGATCTTAGCCCAGACCAGTTCAACACCTACGAAGATTATGCTGACGCTTTGGCGGAGTATAAAGCGGAGGAGTTGCTGGCAAAACGGGAAACCGCCAGGCAGCATCAGGATTTGCTCTCGCAATACCACGACCGTGAGGAATCAGCGCGGGATCGGTACGACGACTTTGAACAGGTCGCCTACAACCCCAAGCTATCCATTACGGAAGCAATGGCGCAAAGCATCCAAGCCTCGGACAACGGCCCAGACGTACTCTATTATCTCGGCTCGAACCCCAAGGAAGCGGATCGCATTGCCCGACTGCCGCCTATCTTGCAGGCAAAAGAGATCGGAAAACTTGAAGCCGGTATGGCCTCAAGCCCGCCGGTTAGAAAGACTTCAACCGCCCCGGCACCGATTGCACCTGTCACTGCCCGCGCTGCTAACGCGCCCACATACGATACAACCGACCCTCGTTCGACAAAGTCAATGAGTACATCGGAATGGATCGAAGCGGAACGGCGGCGGCAGATCAAGAAGTACGAGGCACAACGCAACCGCTAACTTAGGAATACATCTATGTCTAACTCGATCCTTACTATCGACATGATCACGCGGAAGGCTCTGGAAATTCTGGAGAACAACCTCGTGCTTACCCGCAACGTCAACCGCCAGTACGACGACAGCTTTGCTGTTGAAGGCGCGAAGATCGGCTCCACCCTCCGCATCCGTCTGCCGGATCGCGCCCTCGTCACGGACGGCGCTGCCCTTCAGGTGCAGGATGACAACGAGCAGTTCACCACGCTGACGGTTGCCAACCAGAAGCACATCGGCGTGAACTTCACGACCGCTGAACTGACGATGCAGCTTGACGATTTCGCCGAGCGCGTTCTCAAGCCGCGTATCTCGCAGCTTGCTTCGAGCATCGACGCTGACGTTGCCAATTCGTTCAAGACCATCGGTAACTCGGTTGGCACCCCCGGCACGACCCCAGCCACGTCGCTGGTGTTGCTCCAGGCCCAGCAGAAGCTGAACGAGAACGCTGCTGTCATGTCGCCGCGTTATGCTACCGTCAACCCAGCAGCTAACGCTGGCCTGGTTGAAGGCATGAAGGGTCTGTTTAATCCGACCGACACCATCAGCAAGCAGTTCAAGAACGGCATGATGGGTACGGGCGTGCTTGGCTACGACGAAATCAACATGTCGCAGTCGATCAAGCAGTTCACCACCGGCACCCGCGCCGCTACAGGCACGGTTACCGGCGCTGCTGTAACGTCGGAAGGTGCTACCACGCTGACGCTGACTGTCGGTTCGGGTGAAACCATCGTCCCCGGCGATGTGTTCACGATTGCTGACTGCTTTGCCGTCAACCCGCAGACCCGTGAAAGCACCGGCTCGCTGTTCCAGTTCGTTGCGCTGTCGTCTTCGACCGCGACCACGACTGCTACCGTGACCGTGGCTGCTATCTACTCGGCTGCTCATGCACTCGCCACTGTCAGCACTCTGCCTGCTAACGCTAAGGCAGTCGTGTTTGTCGGCGCGGCTTCGTCGCAGTACGCCCAGAACCTTGTGTACCACAAGGACGCGATTACTTTCGCCACCGCCGATCTTCTGCTTCCGCAGGGCGTCGATATGGCATCGCGTCAGGTTCACAACGGCATCAGCCTGCGCATTGTTCGTCAGTACGACATCAACAATGACCGTATGCCCTGCCGTATTGACGTTCTGTACGGCTACAGCACGATTCGTCCGCAGATGGCTTGCCGCGTCTGGGGCTAACCTAATCGGCCCCCGGTTCGCCGGGGGCCACTCATTTTGAAAGGAATATACTATGGCAATTCCCAATGGCGCTGGCGGTTATCAGGTCGGCGATGGCAACGCTAATGAAATCCTGTTTGCGCCTTCGGCTATCCCGACCGCGTACACTGCTGGTGTGACCCTGACGACGCTTGATCTGGCCGGTGGCCTGATTGTCTACACGTCGGCAAGCACTGCCAACCTTGTGCTGCCAACGGCTGCGCTTACGGACGCTGATTTCAGCAGCGCCCGCGTTGGCTCGTCGTTTGACATCTCGCTGATTGCAACCAGCACGGGCGTCCCGACCATTACGGTTGGTACGGGTTGGACGCTGGTCGGCGTCGGTACGGGCGTTGCATCGCGCAGCGTTCTGTTCCGCGCGGTCAAGACTGGCGACGCAACGTACAATCTGTACCGCATCGCTGGCTAATCGGTTTGCCCCGGCTTCGGTCGGGGCAACCTTTTTTGGAGGTTATTATGCCAAATACAAAGGCTGTCGGCGTAGCTTACGCCGATCCTGAGTTCGAAAGCGTTTCCGTTACAGGCACGATGAGCGCCGCCTCGGTTGTTTCAACAAACAGCGGCGGCGCGGTTGCATCTAACGCCAGTGCGGGCGTTTACGTTCTCAGCACGGCAATCACTGCCAACACGACCACCACTTCGGCCCCTGTTGGTTCGTTGGGTATCACCACGAACGCTACGGGCAAGGGCAAGCTGTTCTACGCAGACGGCACCAAGTGGCAGTTCATGGCAATCAGCTAATATGATGGACGGCCTTCGGGCCGTCCATTTTACGAGGGTTTTATGTCTGTCATTTACATGGTTCACCCGTCGCACGGGGCAAAAGTCGCTATTTCAGATGAAGAAGCGAATTATGATGCAATGAGCGGCTGGCAGCGGTATGATGTCGACACGTCAACCATATTGACGGACGATGACGACGACGAGTCTGTCAACGAGATGGCGGCACCTAAGCGGCGTGGACGCCCCCGCGCGAAGCAGGAAGGCTAACCAATGACGACTGCCGGAGACATCATCAACGGGTCGCTGCGACTTCTGGGTGTTCTGGCAGAAGGCGAAGTGCCGTCTGCGGAAACGTCGCAGGACGCGCTGAACGCGATGAACCAGATGATTGATAGCTGGAACACTGAACGGTTGTCGGTGTTCTCCACACAGGATCAGGTGTTCACATGGCCATCGGGAATACTGTCGCGCACGCTGGGGCCGTCTGGCGACTTCATCGGCAACCGCCCTGTGCTGCTCGACGATAGCACCTATTTTAAAGACCCCGGCACGGGCGTCAGCTACGGCATCAAGTTTATCAACCAGCAGCAGTACAATGGCATTGCGGTCAAGACGGTTACCTCGACCTTCCCGCAAGTCATTTTTGTCAACATGACGTTCCCCGACATTGAGATGTACATCTACCCGCGCCCCACGCGCGATCTGGAATGGCACTTCATCTCTGTCGAAGAACTGACGCAGCCTGCAACGCTGGCCACCACGCTGCATTTCCCACCAGGGTATCTGCGCGCCTTCCGGTACAATCTTGCTACGGAGATGTCGCCTGAGTTTGGTATGGAACCATCCTCACAGGTTATGCGCATTGCCATGACCAGCAAGCGCAACCTCAAGCGCATCAATAACCCCGACGACATCATGTCCATGCCCTACAGCCTTGTGGCGTCGCGGCAACGGTTCAACATCTACGCAGGCAACTACTGATGAAAACGCCGATCTTAGGGTCGGCGTATGTCGCTCGAAGCGTCAACGCCGCAGACAACCGCATGGTCAACCTCTTTCCGGAAGTCGTTCCGGAAGGCGGCAAGGAGCCTGCGTTTCTTCAGCGTGCGCCTGGCCTCAACTTCTTGCAGACAGTTGGCACCGGCCCTATCCGCGGGCTGTGGGCGCACCAAACCAACGGCGCGGACTTTTACGTCGCGTCAGGTAGCGGGTTCTATAAGCTGACTGGCCTCACGGCTACTCCAGAATTTCTTGGCGCAATTAGCGGCACTGGCCCCGTGTCCATTGCAGACAACGGCACGCAGATTTTTATTGCCTGCAATCCTGACAGCTACATCTACAACGAAAGCACGGGCGCGTTTGGGCCAATCACTGACCCTGACTTCCCCGGCGCGGTTACGGTGTCGTATCTGGACGGCTACTTTGTGTTCAACGAGCCAAACAGCCAGAAAATCTGGGTGACGCAGTTGCTGGACGGCACCAGCATTGACCCGCTGGACTTTGCCAGCGCCGAAGGTTCGCCTGACGGCGTTGTCGCGGTGCTAACCGATCACCGCGAACTGTGGGTGTTCGGCACCGACACAACTGAAGTCTGGTACAACGCTGGCTTGTTGGACTTCCCGCTGGCTCGCATCCAAGGCGCGTTTAACGAACTCGGTTGCGCGGCCCCGTATTCTGTCGCGAAGATGGACAACCAGATTTACTGGCTGGGTAAGGACGCCCGTGGTCAGGGTATGGTCTATCGCGCGTCGGGCTACATTGGCCAGCGCGTCTCGACGCACGCTATCGAATGGCAGCTTCAGCAGTACAGTAACATCTCAGATGCCACCGGCTACACATACCAGCAGGATGGCCATAGCTTTTATGTGCTGAACTTTCCCAGCGCCGACACGACATGGGTGTTTGACGTAGCGACGGGCGCTTGGCATGAGCGCGCGGCGTTTGCCGATGGCGTATTCTACCGTCACCGCGCCGATAATATGTGCAACTTTGGTGGCAACATCATCGTCGGCGACTATGAGAACGGCAACATCTACACGTTTGATTTGGACGTATACGCCGACAACGGCCAGCCGCAGAAATGGCTGCGGTCGTGGCGGGCGCTGCCAACTGGCGCTAACAACCTGACCCGTACCATTCAGCACGCCATGCAGCTTGACTGCGAGACAGGCGTTGGCCTTACCGGGCAACGCCCTGAAACAGGGCTTCTGTTAGCAGAGAATGACGACTTCTTGCTAACCGAAGATGGCAAGTATATTGCGCTGTCGTTTAATGTTGTGCAGGGCAGTGACCCACAGGCCATGTTACGCTGGTCGGATGACGGTGGCCATACATGGTCAAACGAACACTGGAAGCCGATGGGCATGATTGGCCAGTTTGGCTACCGCACGATCTGGCGGCGTCTCGGCGCTACCATGAAGATTCGCGACCGGGTGTATGAAATATCGGGTACTGATCCGGTGCGCGTCTACATCATGGGCGCTGAGTTGATACTGAGCGGGACGCGGGCCTGATGGTTGCCCCAATCAACCCTACGCAGCTTACGCCGCCGCGCGTCGCGTTGATCGACGACCGCAGCGGTGCGATCAGCCGTGAATGGTATCGGTTCTTTTTGTCGCTGTTGACGGCTACGCAAAACAACCAGGCCGAAACTGAACTCTCGCCAGACACTTCATCGCTGTTGGCGTCCTATGACGCCATGCTGGCCAAGCTTGCGCAAACGACAGAGACGCAGCCAGATGCAAACGCCGCCGCGGCGTCGCTCACGGCTGAATTGCAAGCATTGAACCAGACAACTTTGACCGCGCCCGCGATCCAAAACTCCAACACGCTGCGCACCAACTATTTAGATTGGGAGCAAGACGCGCCGTACGTAAACCGCATTGCTCGCGCAGGATGGAACAGTTTTGACCAGACCCTCAACATCGGCATGGAGTATGATGTTGTTCAGCAGGTGGGGCTGGAGCAATATGCTAGGGTCGCAAACTTTACCGGCGTGACAATCCCCAATGGCACGGTTGTCGGCTTCACAGGGGCTGTGCCTGACAGCGCCCTGTCAGTCTCCCCCTACCTCGCCAACGGCGCAACAAACACGCTGTATGTCGTTGGCGTCATGACGCACGATTTGCCCGATAGCGGGGATAGGGGCTACTGCACCACATTCGGCTTTGTGCGCGACGTAAACACCAGCGCGTTTGCTCTAGGTGACGTTCTCTACGCTTCACCAACAGTCGCGGGGGCGTTTACCAACGTGAAGCCGACCGCGCCTGATAATGTGGTGCCGGTGGCGGCGGTGTTGCAGGTCGGCACCACTGACGGCGTGATCTTCGTGCGCCCGACAATTGAGCAGCAGATTTATTACGGCGAGTTTACCAAACTCAACACGCAATCGCCCGCAGCGGCTAACACGGCGTATGCGTTGGTTTTTACCAACACCGAGATTGCCAACGACGTTTCTTTGGGTACGCCTGCGTCCCGCGTTGTTATCGCCAACGCCGGTCTCTACAACATTTCGGTGTCGGTGCAGATCACTTCCACCAATTCATCCCAAAAATCTGTTTGGGTCTGGCTACGCAAGAACAATACCACTGACATTCCCAACTCAGCCCGCGTCGCGTCGATCACGCTCAACAACGGTTATCTGGTGGTATCACTCAACGAAGTAGTATCGCTGCTGGCAGGCGACTTTATCGAAGTCATGTACGCGGCGGATAGCACTAACGTCAGCATCGCAACCGTTGCTGCGACGGCCTTTGCACCAGCAGCCCCTGCTGTTATATTGGCCGTTACGCAGACTGAGCAGTAGGAACAGGTATGGCCGTATCTATCAGCAACATCATTCCCGCCAAGACAGCGGAGAACACGCAAGTCACGCAGTACACGTCGAATGGCGTGCAGACGATCATCGACAAGTTCACGGCGACAAACTACAGCGCCGTACCGGCAACGATCAGCGTCAACCTGGTCACGGCTGCTGGCAGCGCGGGCAATGACAACTTGATCGTCAAGACCAAGACGCTTCAGGCTGGCGAGACGTACACTTTCCCGGAACTGGTCGGCCACGTCCTGCCTAACAATGGCTTCATCTCCACAATCGCAGGCACGGCGTCGGCCATCAACATCCGCGCCTCGGGGCGTCTGGTTAGCTGATGTTAGAGCGGTCTTTTGATACGGCGCGCATCAACGAGGTGGTAAACCACCCCTCGGTGCGCCCGTATGTTGGGCCGGGCGACTCTTTTGCGGATGTAACGCCGCTGGTCGAGGACACGGATAACTGGTTTTTGATGGGTGAACACGGCGGGTTTGGGCTTACCCAGACGGTGCCGGGTGTTCATGAAATCCATACGTTTATATTGCCGGAGGGCCGCGGCGCATGGGCGCGCGATGCTGCACAAGCGTTGCTTGATTTTGCGCGCGAGAACGGCGACAATAGAGTATGGACTAAAGTTCCGTCGGATCAGAAGAACGTCGAGGTTTATACGCGCCGCGCGGGTCTGAAGCCGACAGGTGAAGAAGTAGAGCTATTTGGAAAACCATACAAGATTTTTGGTTTGGAGTTTAGTCAATGCCTATCTTAGCACCTATCGCAGCTTTTGCGGCCACTTCGGCAGGCGCGGCGACTATCGGAGCAGGGATCGGCGCAGCCGGTGCTATTGGAGGCGGGCTTCTCGCGTCAAGCGGCGCTAAGAAAGCCGCCGCAACACAAGAGCAAGCCTCGCGGGAAGCGCAGGCATCTAACGAACGAATGCTGGAGCGGCAGATCGGGCTGCAAGAGCCGTTCCGTCAAGCTGGGCTTACCGCGCAAGAGCAGATCATGCAGTTACTGGGTATCGGCGGCGACAAGACCGCTGAAGGCTACGGCAGTCTGGCCAAGCCGTTTGGTACTGATCAGTTCCAGCAAGACCCAGGCTACGCTTTCCGCCAGTCGGAGGGTATGAAGGCGTTGGAGCGGTCGGCAGCAGCGCGGGGTGGTCTGCTGTCAGGCGGCACGCTGAAGGGCATCCAGCGGTTCGGACAGGACTTGGCCAGCCAAGAGTATGGCAACGCCTTTAACCGCTATCAGGTTGAACGATCTGCGCGGCTGAACCCGCTCCAGTCGTTGATGGGTTCTGGTCAGTCTGCAACTAATATGCAGACCGGCAATATTGGTCAGTCGAGCCAGAATGAGCAAGCTAATCTGATGAACGCAGGGCAGGCCCGCGCGTCGGGTTACGTCGGCAGCGCCAACGCGCTAGGCGGCGCATTGAGCAGCATCGGGCAGGCGGCGTCGTCGTACCCGCTGTATCAAGCGCAAATTGACTATCTAAAGCGCGCGCCAGCAGGTAGTTTGGGCGGCAGCGGTAACAATATGCTGCCGGGTACAAACGCGTTCAATATACGTCTTCCTGGATAATAAGGACGGACAATGGCTAATCAAGCAATCGCCCTTCAGGCCCGCGCACCGCAGCAGGGTAACTTCTTGGCCCCGGCTATGCAGCAGGCTGGCCAAATGGCTAACCGCATGGCCCAGCAGCAGGCGTTGGATCGCCAGACTGCGACAGCGGAGCAGGCTTTAAAAGTTTCGCAGGCGGGCGAAGCACGGGAAGCGGCTAAAGCGCCATTTATACAAACCAAAACAGAAGCCGATGCAACCGCCGCGCAAATGGATCGCGATTCTAAGGCGGCTTCCGTGCTCAAGAATGACTTGGGTATGGTTGAGTCCGGTAATATTAACGCGGCAACTGCATGGCGCGCTAGGGCCGCGCAACTACTTCCTGATTGGGCAGCATATTTGCCGTCTGCGGAAAAGATAGCTGGGGATAGACAGACCCAGCTTATGTTGGCCGGAACTGTTGAACAGATCATCAATAAGACTATCCCCACCCCATCGACTGTTTTGAACTTTGCCCCCGGCGGCAAAGCTTTTGCAATCACGACGGGGGGCGTCAACGCTCCCCGCGCCGACGAGGTTACTACAGGCAGTATAGCTGGCGCGCCGCCCGTAGCACCAACGACCATGACCTTGCCGCCTGCGGCAAGTGTGCAGCCAATGGCCGCGCCACGGACGCCGACAGGGGGTATGTTTCGGCCTATCTCGGCTACCGGCGGTCAGCCGCAGGGCGCAGACCCGCAGGCTGCGCTGCTGGCGTCGTTGACGGAAGCAAAGCAGACAGGTCAGATTGGCGCGGATGTTGTCGAGCAGCTTCGCCAGCTAGACCCTCGAATCACGCCCGACGCCCTCGACGCGATCCTTGCGCAGAACGGCATCAAGGTTGCACCGGGCGGTGGTATGCGTAGCGCCGTGTATCGCCCTGACGGCAACGCTATGGCACCGCAGCAGATCGCTAACAGAGTTGGCACGCAGTATGTTGGACGTGACCCAACGCAGTCACCGTTGCCGGGGTCGGCAATGGTGCCTCTGCCGCGTGTCGCTGCTGAAGCGCGCGCTGGTCGGCAAACGCCGGAGGAAGCCGCCGCGGTGGCGTCGGCTACCGCAACAGCTACGAAAGCCGCGGAACTTAAAGCTGAACAAGCTAAGAAAATACCCGCCAAGCGACAGGTAGATACGCTGCTGACAAAAATCCGCA